TCGTTGTGGATCTGTAACATACGGAGGAAAAATAAAATCTCCATCTGGAGCTAGTGTCTTTACCTCTGGAGCGTTTACTTGGCGACGAACTATTGGCAACTCAGCTACACCTAGTTCCCTTAGATCATTTAAAGCTTTGTTGGCTCTTTTTTCGGAAACACCTTCAAAGCTAGCCTGCAACATTCGGACAACTTGTGCATCTTCGTTTTCCGAAACAATCATTTCACCAAGCTCTGGATTGATTGCAGATATTTGCTCTAGGCTAAGGCTTTGTAAAAAAGTTCGGTCTTCTCTGTGCCAACCAACATAAGTGATAAGCAACCCTCGCTCTAGCAAATAGTTGGCTCCCAGTTCCATCTCCTGCTTGAAACGAGGAATGTAACCGCTCTTTACCATCCACTTCAAGAAATTGGTAACCACCTTGCTTCTAGAAACATCACTAACCTCTACAGGAAATGCCTGTATGTTGGCCCTGCCCATTGCAGACAAAAACAAAGAAACTAAACGAGTGATGCGTTCATCAATAACATGGCTTTCCATATCCGATGCACCCTCCCAAGGGAATGCGTCAGAACCGTGCTTGCGAAGGTCTCGGCTTTTTCCTGGCCACCAATTGCGGCGGTCATCATAGCTGCTTCTGCACAAATCAAAATAAGATTCTAACTCCGTGACCGACTGGTCATAGGCATACCTTAGTGAATTGATGTCTGGATCGTCACTAACATAGGTTAGAGACTGGGAAATAGAGCTACTTTGCATTCAGCTTGTTTTTTACGTTGTACAAAACCCGATAAAAATATTGGTCGTTTACACCTATCTTATCACATAAATCACTGGTTTTGATCGGGTAAAGCTCTTCATGCTTAGCTATTCGACAAAACATTTCCCAAGCAACTAAACGATCAACCTGTTGAGAAATCCAACGATTGTTTAAGGTGATGTCATTTGACGTATCTAAATGACGTTCCGACATTATCCTCAATGGCTTCAATCTTTATTGTTTTTTGAGACATCCTGTTTCTAAGATTTTTAGGAACAAGAACAGGAACATTTAGTTTTATCTCAGAAATGTAAGCGTAAACATATCTAGGATTTGGAGCCATCCTAGTTACTCTTCCATGATAGTGCTTAGGAACAACCTCTGGAACATCTAAAGCTTTTTCCAGTATTTCTTGACCATCCTCGTTAATCCAAAGACCCCTACCGGATTTTCCAGTAATCATAGACTCGGCCAGCTTAGACCTTGCAAGAGCTATTAACTCATCAACGTCCACATCCAACTTATTAGCCAACTTTCCTATTCTAACCTTCGCCATCAATATCCTCCCTTTGTTTTAGTAAATGCAGCAAAGTTTCTGTTATCTATGTGGTCTGGGCCTTCGCCTCCATTTGCCATTCGCAAATAGCGTATAAGATCAAAAAAATCTTTAAGTGCTTCATCGGCCTTACCTTGTGAATTATAATTAAGCAAACTGTCAATCAAATTCCCACATTCCTTGTGTATGTAACACATGGGCCGATTAACCGAGTCAATTGGCTCATTAGGATTATAGGTGAACCACTCGTCAACTGCACTAATACCAAGCTCTTCCATGCGTCCATCAGACGGGTGAAACAACATTCCATGCTCATCAAATAACATAAACAAATCTTCATTGTTGTCATTTTCTGTAGCGAAATACCTAGAGTCACCTATTCGCTCAAAAACCTCTACGCCTATGTCCTGTTCAATTTCTTCAAACAAATCAACATACCCCTTCACATTCAAACCTATCTTCTTAGTTGCTGGCCCAACTTTCCATTTAGGGTCACCAAACATAGCCCACTCGCCATATGTATCCCTATCTGGCCACTCTCGGCGTATGTAAACATAACCGTCCCGATCAACAGCAGCCCATAACGCAGTGAAGTTGCGAGCCCCAGCAGGGTCAACCACTTGATAAGAAGTAAACCTACTACTATCTGATATGTCAGGGAAAGACATTCCATATTTGTTGGGTTCCTCGCCAAGAACATTTACCTCTGTATTAAAAAGCGGAAGCAAAGATGTTACACTTTTAACAGGAACACCATAAGCTCTTACCAATATTTCCTCCTCCGGTCTGTCCCGCAAATCCTTAGCTATACGTTCATAGCCGCCAAACGGATTTTCATCCGAATGTAGGTAAACTACCGAAGCATCACGTTTGGGACTATATTGTTGTACTGGAAGTTCTCGGTTAAGAAGCTCTGCCCTTCTAGTCTTCAAGGTTTCAGACCCCTTTAAATATTCCGATATAAACGGAGTGTATCCATTGATGGGGGTAAAGGCTATTAACATCTTGGAATTTCTGGTAGCCAACCGAAAACGTAAAGTGTTTATCAAAGCATCATCACCAAGATATTCGTCCAACCACGTTCCAATGTTCAGGTCTCCCCCAGACCTAAACCCAAACTCAAAACCTTCCAAGATAGTTTGGTTGTTGGAAAACTGGGTGTAGGTTTTAAAATCAACCCTGGTTCGGGTATCGGGAAAGATAAAACTGCTTCCAGTAAAACCATTTTGCATTGAGTAGTTAATGTAGCCCTCAATACTCTTGGTCTTCTTCTTAAACTCCTTGGGCATCATCTCCCACACCGCAGATTGCTGCACCTTTACACTGGTATCAGCGTTCTGGGAAAAACAAACAACATGACCATCTGGGTTGTTTATTACGCTTTCCATTACAATTTTAGCACAGCCAGTTGTCTTGCCGCTCCGGTTGCCTCCCAAGCACAGACACTCGTTGTATGCTCCTAGTCCATCCTTAATACGCTCCCAACCATCTAGGTTGAACCCATGCCTAACAGGATCTTGCTCAGAAGCTTCTATACGGCCCTCATGGGCCTCATGTAAGTCCTTTAGTACATGGGGGTGGTTTTCACCTAAGAACACTATCTCCTCATCTGTAGGAGGTGTTAATATTGGATGTTCTGTAAACTCAATCATGTACGCTCTTCAAGTTCCGCAAGTGTTACAGTATTGACCATAGCCAACAACGCTACAACTTCCTCGTTTGACCCCTTAGAAAACAAGTCATATTCAAAACCATCTTCGGTGATAGATGCTACCAACATCACATTCCATTCAGGACTAATGGTGTCCAGCGACTTTTCAACAAGCTCTATGTTTTCGTTCATTATAGCACCCTGATTAAATCATGATTAGTTTGCACTTTTACGGGGGGTAAAAACATCGTTGTAGGTGTTTTTTCAGGGGGTGTTACATCATGCTCTAGCCTGTGGCAGTTGGCACAGAGTAAGTCACACTTCTCTAGTTCCTCAATAAAAACCTTTTCGCTGTCCTTGCTTTTCCTGAAATATTGAGAAACCCGAAACTTCTTAACACCTCTAACATGATGGCAATCAAACTGAATTGGTCTGCCCTCCATACCACACTTAGAACAACGCCAAGCCCCGAAGTGTGCCTTAATCAAATTGTTTTTCTTGTTTCTTGGTTTTTCGTTGGTGCAATTTTTGCAACTGGATTTATACCTTTTATTCCCTCTGTAGGTTCCATTGCCGTGAAAACCCGAAAAAGGCTTTTCTTCTCCGCAACTTTTACACTTCTTGGTCAATAACTACCTCCGCTTTTTTCATATTGGCCAGACGTTCCCTAGCAGCCTTTACCGTAGCCTCATAGTCTTCTTGGCTTACCACCTTACGCTCCTCTACAATTGTACTAGCTTCTCCCCTAAACGTGTTGCTACCCTTCTCCGCTTTTTCCAATGCAACCGCTAATGGTAACAAGTCTTTGAAGCTAGCCTTTATCTCACCAGATTCCATCCGTTCTCTTAGTTGCTCTATCAAATCCTCCTCTAATGAAGATAGTTCCAAGAATGCTCGTCCCCGAATTTTGCTTCCTAGTTGCTTCCACTTGCCCGTCAAGTCTGCGTAATCAAGTAAAACATTTACAATTGTCTCACGCTTAAGCCCATACTTGGTCCGCATCCTAGTCTGAGTTACCCCAGTTGCGTGTAAGTACAATATTTCCGCAACCTTTTCGGGGTTACTCTTAGACAACACACTATTATTCTTAGGATTGTGTTCCTGGATTTCTAAAATCCCCTCCCGAATAGAGTCTATCAGCTCCTCCTTTACATCCATTTGCCCATCCACATACCCCACAAGCCCTTATCCGTCAATATTTTTTATAGGGCTAGTAGATGATATATATATATAATAGCCCCCGCCCCCGCGACCCCCTCCCCGTTCGTCGCCGGTCGGTCACCCTACGCCTGGCGCGCGCACATCGCGCATCCGGGCTACCCGTAAGCATCCTTTTTCTTTGGTCGATGGGCAAAACATTCTACAGACCCAATTAACAACCGGCCTTTCAAGGTCCGTTTTAAAACTATTTCTCCTATGGGATCCGGTCGTTTTTCAACTTTTTCCTTGCAAATCTTTTTCCGCAGTTGCATATTGTTTGGCGTTATGAAAAACACACAAAAAGAAAGAACAGAAATTGAAGTTGTCTACAGCACAACTCCATACGGTTATGTCCATTGTCACTTGTCTTTGGGCATGGGCA